CACAACAACCACAACAACAACAACAACCACAACCATCCTATTAAACCCTTGAAGATTTAAAATGGGATATTTTGAATCTTTCAACGGTATAAATAAAACATGTAAATAAAGAATTAAAAAAATGTATACAACTTTATTATATACATTTTTGATAAATGTCCCTTGTTCGTTTTCTCCACACCCATAGAGAAGTTTTGACCCTAACGACTCGTGCGACATACCAAATAGAAAAATTAGCAAAGCATTATAAAACGAACAAATTAAACATTGTCCCCTTTAAAAAAAACAACTACAAAGTAAAACCTTTATACCATAATCCGGGGAATTTTTTAGACAACGTTGAAACAAACAAATTCACTTTATATATACACGAACCCGTAACATTTGATTTATGGGATTCAACAATCGATTGGATTGAAAGAGAATCGTATGAAAAAGGATCTGGGTTTATTCAATCTTAAGAATTCTCTATAAAATAATCCCAGTTTATAGTGGGTGCAGCATAATGCTTATAGCGATAACGATGATGATCAATATGATTTTTAGGAGATACCCACCATTTCACGAACGATAATCGCTCGGCTTCTTGACAATGTATTAGTAAATTCAACAAAGCAATTATTTTTATAGGAATAATAAAGGAGATTTCATTGGGTCGTAATAAATATGCTCCAAATATAAAGGGTGCCATATAGGCTAAAATAAATTCTTCCATACTCACTGCGTTACCAATACTCGGGACCAAAGTTTTTTCAAAACGATGGTGGAATTCATGAATCGGTTGTAAAAATGATAGTTTATGCATGCCATAATGCACGCCATAATAGCCTACACTGTGAATCATTAATATAGAAATAACATTGAACCATTGAATTACATGACCAGGTGAGACGAATATATGATCTACTACTGCATATGTCAATGGACCAACCACCAACATATTTTTCCGAACTGCATAAATTCCTTTATCATAAAGTTTTTGGTCGATTTTTTTCAGGCTGTTAGCGCAAATGGTTTTATCTAAAAACATGCCTAATACACATATAGAACCGCCTAATAATAGTCCTTTACCAAGGGAAATCAAAAAATCCATATATAACATGTATGGATTTTTTTAAATCGGGAATAAGAACTTACGTAAAGCATTGTTAGTCATTTTTTTCTTCCGTGTTTTATTGTTAGACGTTTCTTCTATTGAAGGTTTTTCTTCTATTGAAGGTTTTTCTTCTATTGAAGGTTTTTTCTCCTTCTTTTTTTGTAAATCAGCAGGAACATATTTTAAAAAGAATTCTTCGTATTCGCGTGTTCCACGCTTGTTTTTCAATTCGGTGAATTTCTGACTTTTCTTTGCTCGAATGCTTTCCAATGTTTCCTGAATACCAATGCATTTTGGAACAAATCGTTTTAACAATCCCTTTTGAGAAAGACGCGACTTTTGCTGCACTTCAAATAAATATTGCGCCATGCACAATATACGATCTTTATAGTAATAAGGTGCGTTTGAATACAAAAACGCCAAATAAAAACTCATAATGGTGTCAATAGTCGCCACATTGATCTCGCGTTTGTCTACACTAATCGTATTGTAATTATGACAAGCCATTGGTTTGTATATAAACGCCAATATATCATTTCCATATTTAATTTCATAATGTTCGGGAATGATTTCACCAAAACATTTATGATGAGTTACTATTATTTTCTTTAAACCTGCATCTTCCAATCGCTCTTTGGTAATAGTAGCACTACGTTCGGGATCTTCTGCTAAAACATCAAAATCGGGGATTTTTTGCACAAAACGTTTGGCATGTTTCGGCATGTTTTTAGAATACAGTGTGCTTGCATATCCACCGAAAAATACGAGACCTAAATCAATGAACGTATCGCGAATAATAAAGTAAATTTCCTCGTTTTTATCCACATTTTCACCCATTTCTCGTTGAAAATCAACTGTTTCGCAATCGTATTCGACTTTCATAGGATGGTATTCATTCAACAAATTCAATCTTTTGAGGACCTTTTCCCAACGACTAATGTCGCCAGCCGGACGAGATAACTCTAAATACATGCCCATGCGTAAATAATCGGGGGGAGTATAATAAATGCCAGCCACTTTGACTGCCTGTTTTTGTAAAGTTTGAAATAATTCTTTATGAATATACGTAATGTCCGCCATGGGAATGAAATTTACAAACACTTTGTATGTGCCGCCGTGAACACCGGATTTTGCTTCTACGTCTAAATATCCAGCTTTATAGAAAATATCGGCCAATTCCTTTGTATCGTCCAATGCATTATGAGAAAAGAAATCATAATCCGGGATTTCGTAATTTTTGTCGTAAAATTGCGCTTCCTTTGGTAAAATATTGTTAATGGCCGTGCCTCCGTAACAAATAAGCTTTTTCTTGATTAAAAAATCCTCGACGATTTCAATCATTTTTTTGATTTCCGGACTACTGGCCACTTTCTCACCGGCGATTTTCTCATTTTCATCAACGACTTGACGTAAAACGGCCAATTCGCATTCTTTAAAATTCATTTGATTGCTACATTCTTTCGGACGGAATTTTCTATTTTTCTTTGTTTGTTTCTTCATTTGTGATTTTACCATATAATATATACATAGGAATTTTATGTTAAATAACTCGAAATAGGAACGAAGGCGGATTGATAACCATTGAAAATATTCTCGTATTGCGTCAAATTATTATCCAATCGATAAAAGGCTTCGCATACTACTTGTGAACCATAATTACGTATTAAATAATCCGCATTTGCGTTGACCACTTCGTAAAAAAGTCCTAAATTTGGTTGCACAACAAAGAAATTATATACATAGGGGTTTGGAGGATTAATGGGTTGCATAGTCAATTGGCTCTCTGTATACAATTGGACATTGTTCTTATTAACAAACAAATTCACATAATCCGTTAACTGCATAGATGTTGCGCTATTTGGAGCGGTTGACGGGGACATGGTCAAACGAGATTCGTCGGTCAAGATAACAACTTTTCCACATAATCTTTGCAATTGAACATTTAGATCAATGGACACAGCTTTTTTGGTATTCGGGTCCACATACAAATTATCTTCGAAATTGGCTGCAATGGTCTGGGCTACAATTGAATTGGCGTTAGGTAAACTACTCATGATTTGCAAATGAATAAAGAGAGGATCATTTGGATTCGGTACATGTTGATTGAATGCATTCATATTAATGGTCGAAAACACACCGCCTAAAGAAAGTGCAGGAGGGTTTGAAGAAAAAGCACCTTCAAAGTCGTCTTTTGAGTAGGCCACAATAGCAGTATTGTCTTTAATAAATACTTGCAAATGCAAGAAACGGCAACCACGTTTTAATACATAATTGACCATTTCTATATTCATATAACCACCAGTATATGCTGAATTAAAAGATGATTTAATAATAAAATTACGCAAGGAATTGTCTTGGCTAATTGGAAAAGAAGCATTTTTAATGGCAACTCCCTTGGTATTTTGTTGAACAGAAGCAAGTTGTTTCATTTGTGCAGAATTCGGAGTATTATCAAAAGCAGGAGCAGTTGTTTTCTTTGCAGCCATTCTTTTATTAATCATACGTATTAAGATATATAATATGATTGCTGTTGCAATAAACAATAATGTATAATCGACGAAATTTGCCATATATACTAATAGTATAAAGAAAAATAGTTACACAAACAGAAATATAGAAAAATATAAGAAGCTTATATATATTTCATTATGGCAGGAGGTTTATTAAGTATTGTTTCAGAAGGTAGCGCCAATATTATTTTAACAGGGAATCCATCGAAAACATTTTTCAAAACAACGTATTGCAAATATACGAATTTCGGTTTGCAAAAATTTCGATTGGATTATGATGGTTCGCGTGAATTAAAACTAACACAACCTTCTACTTTCACCTTTAAAATGAAACGTTATGCAGATTTATTGATGGATACTTATTTAGTAGTTAATTTACCGGATATTTGGAGTCCAGTGTGGGAACCAAGTGAATCTACAGGTGAAGTATATTCCCCTTATAATTTTAAATGGATAAATGACCTTGGAACGCAAATGATTGAAGAAATCGAAATAACATGCGGATCCATGACATTACAGAAATATTCCGGACGATATTTAAGTGCTATGGTAGACAGGGATTTTTCTAGTGAGAAAAAAGAATTATTTAACGAAATGACAGGTAACGTAGCTGAATATAACGACCCCGCACATTGGAACGCAAGAGCGAAAAATTTAGTAGGAGCAGGTTATTATTACCCAAATGCAGCTTATACAACAAATAGCGATGGAGCTGAGCCTTCTATTCGTGGAAAAACTCTTTACATTCCTTTAAACACATGGTTTACGTTACAAAGTAAATGTGCTTTTCCATTAGTATCATTGCAATATAATGAACTCGTGATCAACGTGACTATGCGACCCATTCAAGATTTATTTAAAGTGCGCAATGTAAAAGATAGTGCCAATAAATTTCCTTATGTGCGACCAGATTTTAATAATAGTGATTTTCACATGTATCGTTTTTTACAAACTCCTCCATCGGCTTCGCTGGATAAAGATAATTATTCAAATCAAACACAAACATGGAACGCAGATGTTCATTTATTATCAACATATTGTTTTTTATCAGAAGATGAACAGCAACTTTTTGCGGCAAAGGATCAAGTATATTTAGTAAAAGATATTTTCGAATACACTTTTTTAGATGTAATCGGAAGTTCTAGAGTAAAATTGGAATCTTCCAGCGGTTTGGTATCTTCATGGATGTGGTATTTCCAACGCAATGACGCATTTA